TGTTAGTTCTAATATCTTACAAAAACAAAATTATATTAATTCTAACTCAATACAAGATATTATAAGTTTTTTAATATCTTCAAATACTTTATCAGATCAAAACTATATTAATAGTAATAGTATAAATAATGTTATAAATTTTTATATTAGTTCTAATTCAATACAAGATATAGCAAATTATTTAATATCTTCAAATACATTATCAAAACAGAATTATATTAATTCTAACTCAATACAGGATTTATTAAGTTTTTTAATATCTTCAAATACTTTATTAGATCAGAATTATATTAATAGTAATAGTATAAATGATGTTATAAATTTTTATATTAGTTCAAATATCTTACAAAAACAAAATTATATTAATTCTAACTCAATACAAAATATATTAAGTTTTTTAATATCTTCAAATACTTTATTAGATCAGAATTATATTAATAGTAATAGTATAAATGATATAACAAGTTTTTATGTTAGTTCAAATATTTTATCAAAACAGAATTATATTAATTTTATATCAATACAAAATTTAATATCTTCAAATATCTTATCGCAACAAAATTATATTAATAGCAATAGTATAAATGATATAATAAATTTTTATGTTAGTTCAAATATTTTATCAAAACAAAATTATATTAATTCTAATTCAATACAAAATATAACAAGTTTTTATGTTAGTTCAAATATTTTATCAAAACAGAATTATATTAATAGCAATAGTATAACTGATATAACAAGTTTTTATGTTAGTTCAAATATTTTATCAAAACAGAATTATATTAATAGCAATAGTATAACTGATATAACAAGTTTTTATGTTAGTTCAAATATTTTATCAAAACAAAATTATATTAATAGTAATAGTATAACTGATGTTATAAATTTTTATGTAAGTTATAAATATTTAAATAGTAATTATATTAATATTAATAGTAATAATACTAATGTAGGAAATATTAATAGTAGTAATTATTATTTAAATATTTATGGTTATACTAATTTAAATGGAATAATTATTAATGGATTAGATAATATATATCAGTCAATTTCTTCAAATAATATTAATATTTCTACTAAAAGTGGTAATATAATTTTTATGCCATGCAATAATGAAGTTATGAGAATAACCTCTTATGGAAATGTTGGTATAAAAATAAATATACCAAGTTTTCCACTTCATGTAGGAATTACTGGTATTAGTTCAAATTTAGCAGGTGAAATATATGTAAAAGGGGCGGGTTTAGCAACAAGAACATCTGTTGGAACTATATGTGCTAAATTTGAAAACGATATATGGACTAATGGATCTTTATATTTTACATCAGATAGAAGAATTAAAAAAAATATAAATTATATTCCAAATTCTTCAGCGTTAGATATTATTATGAATTTAAATCCTACAACATTTAATTATATAGATGATAATTTAAGTATATCATCTAATAATATTTATGGTTTTATATCACAAGATGTAGAAAAATATATACCAGATGCAATAAATTATCAAAAAAATTTTATACCAAATATATATGATTATGGATTTATTGATGAAAATAATATTATAACATTACAAACATCAAATTTAAACAATATAAGTTCAAATGATATAATTAAAATTAATGATAATAGATTTATAATAAATAATATAATATCATCTAATCAATTTTCTATTATTAATACAAATAATATATCATCAAATATTTTTGTTTATGGAACGGAAATAAATGATTTTAATATTTTAAATAAAGATTATATATATACTATTAATGTATGTGCAACTAAACAATTAAATAATATTTTATGTAGTAATTTATATAAAACAAAAAATACAATTTTATCACTTGTTACAAGTAATACAGATAAAACAAATATTATAAATAGTAATTTAAATATAGTAAAAAACACATATTTATCAAATATTACAAGTAATACAATAAATATAAATATTTTAAATAGTAATATAAATGAATTAAATAATAAAATTTCTTATTTAATGAATGTGATAAATGATTTGAAAACTTCTAATAATTTAATTTAAAATGCCAAAAAATTTTATTTCTTGGACTTTTTTTTGATTTTTATTATTGATTTTCTCTGTCAAATTCCTTAATCATTTGTTCTACTGCTCTATAAATTTCATAGAAAGAAGCATTCCTTGATTTTAAAAACAGCACTTTATGCCTAATAAGCAACTTTTGTTGAAGACTTGTATGTTTCATCTTATATTTTTTTTACATAAAGACAATCATTTTTTTATTTTTTTTGTAATTAATAATACAAATTAGTTTTGATATAAGAAAATTTATAATTAAATTAATTAATAATGACGGATATTGGTAAAGAATTATTACTAACATCTTTAAGTGATTTTTATAAGAAAAATGAATATCATAGAAATACATTAAAAAATATTATTGATACTAAACATGAATTATCATTAAGAATGATTGATTGGATGGTTACACATTATTCAAAAAATAATAATATTATTTATTGGATTAAAGAAAATGATAATTCAATTCATGACATTTGTCCGAATAATATAGAAAAATATAAAAAGGTTAATTTATATTTAGATTATAGATCACAATTAAAATCATATACAAAATTTAATTTTGATTCTTTTAGAAGACATGATAGAATAACTTTTATATTAGATCCAGAAAAAGAAATAACAATTCAAACAACAATTGGACAACTAAATTTTTTCAGATGGGCATTTAGTAATAATGTTATAGAATACGCTATAAAAAATCAGAAAATTATTTATGAAAATATGTCTAAAAATTTATATAAAAAAACATCGAAAAAATCATCATTAGTTCCTAAACAGGATATTATAAATACTAAATGTTTTTTAAATTTTGATTAACTCTTTCTCCATACTTCATAAGAATTATAACTACAAATTTTAAAAGGTCCTCTTTCTCTATATATATTCTTAAAATTAAATTTTTTAAGACTATTATTAAAGAATATCTTATGATATAAACATTTAAAATCGTTTTCAATTATAATAGTTTTAAAATTATTTAAAAAATCTGGTTCTTCGTAAATAATATTAAAAATATGTCCTTCACAATCTAAAACAAGAGTATCAAACTCTATATTATTATATTTTTTCTTAACTTCATCCCATGATAATGTTTTTATTCTCGTCCATCCAGGTTCATCTTGAAAACAAGGTTTAGTATCCCAATAACATTGAGCGAGTGGTAATTTAGATATTGTTGATACTTCTATATTAAATTGAAGATTATTAGCGTCTCTATTTCTTTTTAGATGATCTGCTGTTTCGATATGAGGTTCAAATGTTACTAAATTTTTACTGTCATTTAGTAATTTAGCGATTAAACAAGTATTTCTACCAATATTAGCTCCTAATTCAAGAACTTTATTATTAGGTTCTATAAACATACAAGACATAAGTTGTTCTGGAAATTCTTCATTTAAATTACCATCAAATATTAAATTTTTATGAATTTCTTTTAATTTATTATAATATGATAAATCTTTATTTTTAAATTTTCCATTTTCATCTTTAACTAACTTAACATATAATTTATTATCATATTCGGTTATATTATCATAATCGTCTTTTATTGTAATTTTATCATCAAAATCAGATATTTCAACAATATCTGAATCTAAAAAATAATCAGTAATATCAAAATTTTTATATGTTATAATCATTTTTATAAATATAAAATAAAAATTATTCTTAAAAATATTCGCATCTAATAAGTCGGTGAGCTTCCTATTTCAAAAGAAACGGGTCTAACATCAGGTTCTATTGTTGAAATCATCCAAGGACTAACTGGAACTTGTGGATTAGGTATTTCGCTTCGTAATTGTAAATTAGCATTTCTTAATGATTGTCCTATTGTATTAACACCTATATGATAACCTGCAGTTAAATAATTTTGATCTCTTACATCACCAGAATTTGTAGGATTTATTTGAGACCATTTACTATTACCTCCATCTTTTGGTAATAAATCGCTACTTGTTAAACGATCTTTTTTAAAGCATTTACTATCATCATCTGAATTTTTATCGTGTTTAGAATAATTTGAAATGTCATCATATTGTTCATCGCCGAGGGGATTTGAAGCTTTTATATTTCCTATTCCTTGTTCTATATAGTCAGTATTTAAATTTTTATCAGCATTTGTTGCTACTGATGTTCTAATAGGATAAGTAGAATTATCACTTCCACTTCCTACTAACCCTGTATTATTAGAATTTGAAAAATATTCTCGTTCTTTATTTAATTTGCATTTAGAATTATATGATACTAATAATAGTAAAGCAAGAAATAATAATATTGCAATAGAAAATGTAATAACTATAGAATTATTTGAGGACATTAAATATTATCTTATCTATTATCATATATAGATAATATTTTGTTATTTGGATTTATAATAAATTTTTTTAAATTATTTATTTTAAATTCCCAATTATTATCGGCATCTTTAGTATTTTTAATTTCTATAAATAGATTATTAATATTTTCTTTAATTTTTTGTAATCTATTTATTTCTTTATCAATAGAAATATTAATATCATTTATATCATCACACCATTGTTCTTCTATTTCTTTTTTATTCCAGTTATTACAATCTTCTATATATGAAATATTTATTGATTTAATTAACCATTTATTACAAGAAAATTTAGAATAAAAAAAAATACCATAATGTATAATTTCTAAATTTATACAATAATTATTTAAATTACGATAATCTGTAATAAAATCCACCAATGTTTTTATATTTTCTATTATGCTATTATTAATAATAATAGTCATAGGTGTTGTTGATGATAATAATAATTCAATGTTATTATTATCTGTATCAAAAGAAAAATTATATAAAGCATCTATTACATCTATACTTAAATTATTATTAAACCATTTATCATTATTTGCAACAACAGAATAATAAGCATCATTATCTATTTTAGTTAATTCATTTATACTATATTCATTTGTATGAATAGACGGAATAATACAATCTATAATATATCCATCGGATTTTAACATTTTTTTAACATTTTTAATTTTTATTTCATTTAAAGATAATTTTATATTTTTAGAACAATTTGATATATAACATTTATTTTTTTTTTGAATTGGATTATCAAAAATATAACTATTAGACATTTATATAATATTAATATTGAAAAAAAATTGAGGTTTTTTTCCATATTTTTTAAATTAGATTATTATAAATATGGATTTTATATTAGATTTTATAAAGACCGAATTATCTAAACAAGAAATAAAAACTGAAATTATAAAACCCATTTTAATATATTTATTATATTATATTATACCTTTTTTAATATTATTTATATTATTAAATTTCTTAACAACTATTATTGCCGTTTTTTTAGTATTTTATATTAGACAATAAAAATATATTATATTATAATAGATATAATAATAAATGAGTGGTGAACAAAGAAAAATAGATAGACTTTTTTCCAAACAAAGAAATTTAAGAAAAGGAGGTGGTGGTGATGGAGCAGATGATCTTGAATATTTTGCTGATTTATCAAAAAAAAAACCAACTGGTGGTGGTGCTTTAAAAAATAAAGGAGGGTTAAATATAGCTCCTTTTATTTCAACACTTGCTATTTTAGGAACACGTCTATTAAAAGATGAAAAATTTATGAAAAATTCTAATTTTAAATTATTATCATCTACTAAATCTAAATCTAAATCTACTAAATCCAAATCCAAATCCAAATCCAAATCTAAAATGTCTGGCGGAGAGGGAGAAGATGCTGTTGGAGCACCAACAGCACGAACAAATTTACAATCTCCGGAATTACCGACTATGGCAGCAATGGGTGAATCTTTTGCTGCTGGAAACGCTACTAAAATGACTGATCGTGAATTAAATCAATTACAAGAAACAATAGCAAATAATCAACAACAACAACAACAAATAACTGGTGGTAAAAAACGAAGATCAACAAAAAAATCAACAACAAAAAAATCAACAACAAAAAAATCAACAACAAAAAAAACTCAAAAAAAATGCGCTAAATAAAATAAATCATATCATTATATTTATTATTTAAATAAATAATTGATAATGATATTAATTCGTTATAATTTGAATATTTTTCATAATTTTTAACTATAAACCACCCTCTTATATAACTATTTTCATCTGTTTCAAAAGGTTCTTTTTCTATTTTGTAAATATTATTATTGTATCTTATAATAATATAATCTGTCATAATAATTAAAATGTTTTAATTATTATATCATTTTTTTTTGCGATATATATATATAAAATATTTTACAATATACTATTATATGGAAAAAATATTAGATATTGATATAAATATCAAAGGTATAGATATAACTTCTAATATCTATATTGATACTAAAATAGATGAATGGATTATAAAATTACCTTCTTTAAATGGTAGTAAAATAATATTAAATAATATTATTAAAACACCATTAAATAATAAAGAAATTTTAACAAATAGACAACAATGTAATATAAATTTAAATGAAAATGATATAGATATATTAAAAAAATACGAAGATAATATATTATGGTTATATGAATTACAAAATGAATTTAAAAACAATGAATCAAATAAGTTATTATTTTTAAGTGGATATTTTTTAGAATATTTAAATAATTATGAATATTTTTTAAATTTATTACATATATATAAAATCATAATAATACCTTTATTTATTATTATAAGTCCTTTAAGTTTATTTTTTGGTCCTTATTATTACTTAAAAAAAATAACAAATTTAACATTAACAGATTATATAAAATATATTATTATATTAATTAAATTTTTTTTTAAAAGAACATCAAATATTAAAAATGATATATATAAATTAATAATTTTTATAATATATATTCTTTTATATTTTTACAATATATATCAAACATATGAATATACTTATATGTTATATAAAACGAGAAAAAATTTAAAAAAAAAATTAAATGGTTTATCTATTTTTATAAATAAATCTTTAGATATAATTAATAGTTTAAATATTGATGATTGGAAACCATTTTATATTTATGATAAAATAGATTATAATAATTTAAATATAAAAGATAGTTTAAATAATATTTATAAGTTATGGAAGAATAATAATTTATATGAAGATATAAATACAATACTAAAAATAATATATACAATAGATACTGTAAATACAATAACAAAACTTAAAAATAAAGAAAACTGGTGTATTGTAAATTATTGTAATGAAACTAAATTATGGGGAATGGAAAATCCATTATTAGAAAATAATCAACAAAGTAATCCTATAGATATATCAAAAAATATTATTATAACAGGACCTAATGCTGCAGGTAAAACAACTTATATAAAATCATTAAGTGCTAATATAATTTTATCACAAACAATAGGAATATGTAATGCGCTAAAAGCTAATATACAAATATATGATTGCGTTAAAACATTTATGAGAATAACCGATGTTATTGGGTCTAAATCATATTTTGAAGCAGAATCTGAATATTGTTTTAATATGATAAAAGATGCTATTAAATTATCAAAAGAAAATAAGAAAGGTTTATTTATTTTAGACGAACCGATGCATAGCACTCCTCCTATAGAAGGAATGTCTATAGCATATGCAGTATGTGAATATATTTCTAAATTTGATAATATTAAATTGTTAATAACAACTCATTATCATAAATTAATATTATTAGAAGATAAATATCCAGATAAATTTATAAATTTATATTTTAATGCTTTATATGATGATATAAATAAAAAATTTATATTTAATTATAAATTAAATAAAGGATATTCTACTAATTGTATTGCAATAGAATTATTAGATAATATAAATTTTCCAAATGATTTAATAAAAAGTGCGATAGAAATGAAAAATAAAATCTGTAATGATTTTTATAGTAGATAATATATGATTGGATTATTTAATTCTTCTATTTTTTTAAAAATAACTATTTGTACATTTATATTAATAATATTAATGTATTTATGGTTTAAAATAATAACTTTAGAAAATGATATTTCTATTTTAAATCATAAATTTAAACAACAATTTAGCGTTGTTCCAAATAAACCCATATCTGAAAAAAAAATAAATCCAGAAAAAATTAATAAAGAAGATTTTATTATGAAAGAAATATTTAATTGTTGTGATAATAATGGTGTTTGTTCTGTTAAAATTCCTAAACAAGAATCAAACACATTTTTTGATAAAAAAAATGCTGAAATTATCATTGAACCTTCTTCAGCAATAGATGATTTAGGTTCAATAACTTTATCATCCTTAGATGATAAAAATACTCCTAAACCAAATAATAAAAAACAATTACAAAAACTAAATTTAGAATCATTAAGAGAAAAATGTGGTGATTTAGAATTAAGCGCCGAAGGCACTAAAGCTGAATTAATAGATAGAATTCTACAACATAATGAATAAAAATATATTATTTATAATATATAGATTATATAAATATGAGTTGTTGTCCTGCAAATCAAATTCCAATATGCCCGTCTAAAATGTCTGATGGTAGATTATTTACAGATTATAGACCTCGGTGTAATATTAATGCTGATTTATTAAATGACTTAACAGCAAATAACATAATTCAAAGTAGTTATGAAAGTCGTTTATATTTACAAAAGAATGCTAATAAAATTATGGAAAACAATTTAAAAAATGCAATAAATAATCTTATGCCTTGTAAATTATGTGATGAAAAATTAAACGAAGTAGGAACAATGCTTCCAGAAAGATATGTTGTAAAATGTGATGCAGTATCTTGTAGAAGAGAAGAAATAAATCCAGATGGATTAGGTGATGGTAGAAATTATTAGTAATTATTTTTTTAAACATTATAAATAGAATATAATAATGGTATTTTATGAAGATGATAAAATATTTTTAAATGTTAATCATATACATGATAAATTTATAAATTTAAATGGTTCAATAAAAAATTTTGAATTTTATAATAAATGTATAATAAAAGCTCCAATGTCAATTGATAAACATAGTAGTTATACAGGGTGTTCTTTACCTTTTCCTTGCGAAGAAATAGCACTTGATAATACTTTAAATTATTATGAAGTAACAAAAGATACACATGGATTATTTAATATAGATTTTATATATCCAAATAGTTTTTACGCAAGCGACGGATTTACATTATATAAATCACCAATAATATTTTTATTAGATGATGAAAAAATAATAATAGAACTTAAAAATATGTGTCCTTTAAAAACATTAACATCAAGAATTTCAAACCCTTTTCAATATAATATGAAAGAATACTTATTACCTGTAGCAACAAGCGAAAAAACAATGTATAATTATGCAAATCTCAAACTAACTAAAAACTTAGCTTAATCATTTTTTAAGTAAAATTTTATTAAGAGTTCTTAGTTCCTTTCCAATTTTTCCAAGATTTGTTGCAATATTATTTCCTTCGTCATCTAAAAAAAATGCCTTCATCATTTCAAACATTACGATTTTATCGTCATCATCATCATCATCGTCATCATCATCATCATCATCGTCTTCGTCTTCGTCTTCTTCTTCTTCTTCTTCATTGTCTTCTCCGTCGTCTTCTTCAGTTTCTTCTTCTTCAGTTTCTTCTTCTTCAGTTTCTTCTTCTTCAGTTTCTTCTACGATTTCTTCTTTATCTATTAGTTTTTTTTCTTCTTCCATTTTTTTATAAATGATAATATTATATAATTCTTATATATTTTTAATTTAGAGAATGAAAAATAACTATATTATTAATATTTTATGTTTTTTTATGGGTTTATTTATATTTATAAATATTTTTATACAAATAAGAAAAATAAATGAAAAATTTACTTGTTCTGTAAATAATGATATTTCCCCTCCTGTTCCAAGTAATATCCCTAGTGATATTATATTACCAAAAGATAGTTCTATATTACCATTTTCTGATTATAAATTTATGTTATTAACAACAATAGATAAAACAAAAATATCAAACAGTGATCAAAAATGGTATGATTGTAATGTAAATGTAACAAATATTATAACATCACAAAATAATAATTCTTTATATTTTAATTATAATGCACCTATAAGTTTTATAAAAAATCCATTAAATATAGATGGAATTGATGGTGTTAATATACAAAATATATCATTAAAAGGTCCTCTTTCTTATAATTTTAGTAATAATACTGATAGAAATGATTATACTATAAATTCATTTAGTGTGTTTTTTACAATAAAAATTAATAATATAACACCAAATACTGATAATATATTATTTGAAATGATTGGTAATACAAATTCATATAATAGTGTTTATGAACCTTCTTCTATAAATATAAATTTATTAAAGAATGTAGATAATACTTATAAAATAAATATAACAATAGGAAATATAGTATTTAATAATAATTTAACAAATATAACACCTGATTTATTGTTAAATACTAATCCTAACTTTATAGGATTAATATTTAATAAAAATAATATTATTTTTATATTAAATAATAATACATATACATTTAAAAATACATATAAAGAAAATATAATTTTAGGAACTTCTAATGTATCTATAAATAAATATGGAAATATTGATGCAATATTATATCATTTTGTTTATTATAAAAAAGATTTATCTATTAGTGATATAGCTTTATTTAAACCTCATATAAATTATTATATATCTGGTTTATATATTAAAGATAAACTCACAAAAAATCAACAAGATAAAATAAAAGATTTAGAAAAAGTATCAGTTTCAAATACAGATTTACAAGATAAATTAAATAAATGTATTAATACAAAAGATAATATACCAAATATTCCTATTTTAAATTTACAAAAAATAAACTTGTCATCAATGGATCCTATGCCTGAAATAAAAAAAGATCATGATAAAAATTCTTTTAAATTATTTATAAAAAGTTTTAAAAGTTTTTTCCATCCACTTCTTTAAGAATTCTTTCTGCAATATCTAATTTTTTATCATATATAGGATTAGTATTTATAAAAGTATTATTATAATTTATTTCAATTTTTTCATCATATTCATGATTTTCAAAATATTTTCTTGATTTTGCTATTAAATTTTTAAAATTATCACTTGTAACCTTAACAAATTTATCACCATAAATGTTAATATCTCCATTATCATCTAATATTAATGAATATGGTGATTTTCCTAATGTATAATCAATACATTTTACTGACCATCCTAAAATTATATTTTTTTTATTTTTAATATATACATTAATACTTCCGCTTTCAAATTTTACATTTATAATATTATATATAAAATTAGTATTTATTATATATATAACTATATCCGATGAATTTTTAACCATAATTATCCCATTTTTGTCTAATGTCATATAAAAAAGATTATTAAAAGAATATATTTTTTTATTATAAATTAAAGAAAATACATCATCACTTCCCATAAAATAAGAAGGCGATATTAATTGTTCACCCCAAGGTAATAAAAGCATATAATTTTTTATTCTTTCGTCAGAACTATTAACATTTAATAAAGGAAATGTAACTTCTTGAGCTCCAGGATAACTGAAAAATCTATTAGATAATTCTGTTAATATATTTTTATTATATTTTTTAGAATATTTATATTTACTATCACCATTTAAATCAGAACCTGAATTTTCTTTTCTATATTTAGAAAAACAATTTTTTAACTCGTTTATAATTGAAGGATCTGTATCTACAACCTCGGTATTTCCATTTTTAACTTTATCATAATTTTCTTTATAATCTTTTAAACATTTTTCAAATAAATTTTTTTTAATATCAGTTATAAATTCTTCTTCTTTAAAATTTATAAACATATTATCGTGATAATTAACTTTTTTTAAACATTTAGTTGGATAATATGGTGCTTTTTCTTCTGCATTTTTTTCTTGTTCTCCTTTATTATCTGTTTTTTTTGGTAATAATTCATCAAAATCCTCACCATATTCACTAACACATCCATTATTATAACAAGTATATAAACTTTCAGGTATAAATGGATAATTTTCTTTATCTTTTATTATTAATTCTTCAATAAATTTATTTATTTTTTTTTCATTTTTAATACCAAGTATTTGTGTTAATTTTCTTCTTTGTATATTAAAACTATCATTAATATCAATTATATTAAATAAATAATAATTAGAAACTATATTTGACATCCAAATATTAGTATTTAAATAAGAATTATAATTAGTTAAATATTTTAAATTAGTATTTAAACTTGGATAATATATATAATATTGAATATTATTTTTGTATGTATATTTTGCTAAATTAGACTTTTTTAATGTTTCTATTTCTTCTTTATTATTTATAAGTTGTTTTATAAACAAATAATTTTCCATATTATCTTTATCATTTTTTATTGAACAATTTTTATAAAGTTTTCCTCCTATTCCAGTTGTCTCTTTTATCTCTGGGTATTTTTGTATTTTTGCCATCATATCTTTTATAAAAATAGAAGGTGATGTAGTATCTATTTCTATATAATTTTGATCTAAAATAAAATCATCAAAACAATTTCCCAAAATTGTTCCTGAATACTCTAATTTTTTGGCATACATAAAATATATAGGTCCTGGAACTTTTGCTGGAACTCCATTTATTTTTGATAATTTATTTGCAAGATTTATAATATTATTAATAACTAAAATATTTAATTCATTAATTATAGATTTTCCTTTTATATTTATATTTCCTTGTTCTATGTAAAAATTGGATGGTATATGTCCATTTTCAACATACATTTTTTGTGTCATATAAACACATCTTTCAAACAATAATAACTCTGATTTTTGTTCTTCTGGTATATAATCTTTTCCTTTGTTTTTTTCAACAGCAATCGAATTCCCCATTTATCTATTTATAATTTCATATAATTTAAAAATTATAAATAATGTTAATATTAATGATACTATTATATAAATGTAATTTATATTAAAAATTATTAATAAAATATGTAATACTATAATTAAAAAATAAATATAAATAATAATTAAAATATATAAATAAAATAAATTATTATCTACATAATTTTTAATATTTTTATATAAATATTTACTATCAGTAAATATTATATTTTTATATGAAAATATATCTTTTAAATTATCAATACCATTATCATCATTTACAAGTTTATCATAATATTTATTAATTAAATTATATTTAGTATTCCTAGCATCATCACCAACAATTATCTTTTTCTTTTCTATTATATCACTTAAAACTTTTATATTTATTTTATTTGTTTTATCTATAACTAATTTATTTGTATCATAATTATATGATTCTAAAACAGCTTTATCAGCAATATCTATATCTATATATAAATTATCAATATCTAAATAATATTTATAAAATACATATAAATCATCATTTATATCTAATGTATCTATATAATTATTATTTAATACAAAATATTTTAGAAAATCATTATTATATATTTTTTCTAAAAAATTTTCAATATCTGCTTTATTTCCTATATTTTCATATTTAGTAATCATATTTCTTAACATATTTTTAAATATTATTGTATTAATAGTATAATCATTATGTTGTTTATCATTTAATGATTTATCAAAAATAGTATAACTTGTATATCCAATTGTATTATCAACATTTATTTTTCTATCATTATCATCAATATTATATGTTTCATAACCATTTTCATTATAATATTTTATAATATATTTAGAGGAAGAACTAGTAGTATTATTATAAAATAAATCAGATTTATATATATTATCACTTTTTCTATATATTATATATTTTACACTTAAGTTGTTTAAAGAACCTGATACAATACTATTTATATTAATATTGTTTTCTAATATAATTAAATTATAATTATTTTTAAAAAATGCTCCTGCTTCTGCATGTTCTACTGCTTCTTGTTGTGGTTCTATATGACTTAAAATATTATTAACTGATTTAATATAAAAAATAGTGTTTAATGAATCATTTATTTTAATAATAAATAAATAAACATTATTTAAATCTGTATTAGTTATTGTAATAGTAGAATTAAATTCATTATGAACAATATTATAGTTAGTATTATCTTTTGATTTTTTAGATATAGTTTCTATTCTATAATGTTTTCTTGTTTCTTTATTTATTATATATTTAACAACACCATTTAAGTTTTTATAAAAACTTTTATAATTTTTAATATCATTTGTATCTAATGAATAAATATTAAATATTTTATAAGAAATTAATATATATATAATAATAAATGTTATAAATGTTATTATTAAATATATATTATTAGAAAAAAATATTGATATTGATATTGCACTTAATATTAATATAAAAATCCAAAAAGATGATATAAAAATATTTTTATAATAATCTAAATTTATTTTTCCTATATTATATCTATATTTATATAATTCAATAGAATAATCATTACAAGTTTTATCTAAATATAAATAATAATCATTATAATATTTAAAAATAAAAATTGAAAAAAAATTTATTAATAATATTATAATATACATAAAAGCATACAATAACTGAATAAACATAATACTTACTTAATTTTAGGAAATAATTAAAGTTTTATCTCTTCTATAATTTTTATTTTTTTTAATAGATATGTGAAAAAAACTTTAATATGATTTATATAAAATATTTTTTCAATAAAAAATTTAGATTCTCCTTTTGCTATTATATATATCAATCCTATAATAGTAAATATCATTAAACATACCATTAAAAAACAATATATTAGTATATAATATATAGGTAATATTGTAGTATTGTTTTTATCAATTATATATTTATTAATTTTATCTAAATTATCATTTATTTTATTAATTTGATTTGATATGTTTGTTTCAATATCGGATGTATGTGCTGAACCAGAATTTAAAAAATCTAATTTTTCGTGATATTTTTGAACTGGTAAAATTACTTTAACATTCATTAAATCATAAAAACTAACATCTTTATTTTGATTTTTTAAATATTCATCTATAATTTCATTATTTGGATCAGATGAATTTATATATGAATTAAAATAAAAATATAAGTCATATAATAATAAATTTTTTGATAAATTTTCTTTATTAGTAGTATTAATAATATAACCATTTATTGTTATATTATCATTTATATCTTTTTTCAATATTTCATAAAAATCTTTACTACTTGGAATATTACTAAAAACATATTCGTTTATTGATTGATTTTCAATATTAATATTATCATAAATATTTATTATATAAGTATTAAAAATTACTGTGAATAAAGAAATTTGTATAATAATAAATAAAAATATAAAAATACTTATTTTTATAAATGTATAATCAATTCCATAACTAATTACATAATCTTCTTCTAATATTACATTATAATAAACAAATAATATAATAATAACAAATAAATAAACAAAAATAACACCTACAATAATATATAATATTCTTGACATTCCAATAATTAAATATTCATTTATAAAAATGAATAAATTATCATTAGAATAACTATCTTCTGAACATTTTAATAAATTTATTAATTTATAATGATTAGTATCTCTACTAATTAGATTATCATTAAATAATGTATTAAAAAAATCTTGCAATATAAAATATACAACAATACTAAAATTTGCAATAGATAATATAAATACAATAATTATAACTAAAATACAAATAATAATAATTATAAATAATATATTATTTAAGAAATTATCAATTCCTGATGTAGAATCTTTAATATCTAACCCATCTTTTAATTTTCCTTGAATACCAAAATAAACTAACATAACAAAAAAAAGAACTAATAAAATAATATATGTATAATAATCATTCATATCAATAGACACAAAAGCATTAATAAAATTATTAAAAGCTGCCATTTATTTTATAAATAGATAATAATGTAATAATAATCAAAAATATAATAATTAAACAATATATTAAAACTAAATATGATGGGTAAATAAGTTTATTATTCTCTATAATAAATTTATTTATATTATTAATATTATTATTTAATAATATTAATTGGTCTGATATATTTTTAATATTAAGTTTTTCTTTATCTAAATTTAAAAAATTTAATTTTTCATAATCTTTTTTAATTAATAATGGATCTTTAAATGGTAATAATTCAAAAAAATTATTATTTAAATTATCGTTTAAATAAGTATTTATTAAAGTTTTATCTATGTTTGATAAATAATTAAATATACTAAAAACTAATAAATAATTATTTAATTCAATACTATTTATTATACTATTTTGATAAAGAAATTTATCAATTTCTTCATATGAACCATTTTTTATAACAAAAATATCAATATAATCACTTCTTATTGAACCTATCATTTTTCCAATTTTTTTAGACATATCCATTTGTTTTTTTAAAATTTCAGAATATTTATTCATTATATATCCATAAAAAAATTTAAATATTAAATAATGAAATAATAAAAATATAAATATTAAAATTAATAAAAATAGATATTTTTTATCTATATTTAAACTTCCTTTAACATAAGTATTATCATCAGAACTATTACAACTTTTACTTTTTAAGAAAACATATAAATAACATATAATTATTATAAAAAAAATAATAATTATAATAATAAAATTATTAATAACTAAATTTTCAGAAGAATTAATAAATAAATATACTGAATCATTTGTAATCATATCTGCTATAATTTTATAACTATAAACATAACTTAATATATAATCTTTATTAAAATAAATATTAATATTATCATTTATTATATAATATAATATCAATATCAAATTTAATATTGAAAATACAAATATTAATAATAAAAATATTATAATAATAAAATATATTATTTTAATTATTAAATTCATTAAATTACTAAAATTATCTATATCAAAACAAATATCAGGGTTGTATCCTTTTTTTACAGGATTTTTTTTATTTGCATCAGATACTATTTCATTAAATAATGATTTTAACGAAGTTGCATCTGATTTTTGGTTTTCTATTGGTTTTGGTATATTATCTTTATTTTTTTCCTTATTCGCTTCTTTATTAATTTTTATATTTATTTTTTCAATTTCTTTATTATATTTTTCTTCTATTACCGATATTTTTTCAATTTCTTTTTCAATTTCTTTTATTTCTTCTTTTATTTCTTCTTTAACTGGTATTGGATATATATTATCATTTAAATCTTTCATCATTTCTTCAAATTTTTTTATTTCATTTTTTTTTTCATTTGTTTTTCTTTCTAATTCATTAATTATTTTTTGTTGTCGTTCTTTCAATTTGTCTATTGATAATTTTTCATCAGGTTGATCTAAATAACTTGTATAGAATGAACGTTTATTATGATCTAAAATTCCATCAATTGCTTTTATACTAATAAAATTATTTTCTTTATCAATTTTTTTTTCCTCATTATTAATTTTTTTTCTTATTTTTTCAATTTCTTTTTTTAAATTTTCTTCTTTCTCATTTTTTATATTTTTTACTTTTATTAAATCATCAGGATTAATGATATTGTGTAATTCATTATTATATACATTTTCTCTTTCTAAAATTTCTTGTTTAATTTTTTTAATATTATCTTTATATATCTTAATTTTTTCTTTAATTTCATTTATTTTATCTTGATGTTGTTCATTCATTTATTATAATTAAAGATAATATATATTACTATAAATAATATAATGATAAGAACCATTATATGATTTATAAAAGAAGATGAAAGCATTTTTAATCTACATATATTATAAATAGAAACTATATTATTTGATAAATTATATTCTAAATCATTATAATCTTTAATAATTGCAAAAAATATTTTATTATTATTTGAAAAAGCATTTATATATTCATTGTATGAATAATTAGTATTTAAAAATGATAAATCAGTCATTTTTAGATATAAAAATGGGTTAATATGAAATTTATAAATATTATCTAAATAATTTGTATTTGTTATATTTGCTATTGAAAAAAATTCTTTTAATTCATTTTCTTGATTATTTTTTATAAAATATTTTATTATTGAATTTGTAAATAATGCTGTTTTTATTTTATTATATACTTCTAATTTTTTAAAATCATCAGCAGACATATTATTAATATTAGTAATATTTGATATTTTTGTTTGTATATAATTTTTAATAAAATTGCTTTTATATTTACTTAACGCATTATTACATTTTCCATTTTCAAAATTATCATTATTTTTTGTATTTTCAAAATAATCACATATTTTATAAGCATCTATAAATTCATAATTTATATTATTATATATTAAATTCATACTATCATTTACTTTTTTTGATAATGTTATTATATTTGAATAATTATATAAATAAATTACAACATAAATTATTAATATTATTATGAATAAAACAATACTATAATTAAAATTAAAAAAAATATCTGTATAATAATCATTATTTAAATTATGTATAAAATAGATAGATATTAAAAATGATAATATAAATACAAAATTTATAATAAAACCATAATCAATAGAAAACCAGTCTGATATATATATAATATTTGATATTTGATTATATTCAGGATAAGAACCTAATGATGGGTCCTTTATAAACAAATTAGAAAACCAAGAACCACTTGTGTTAAATGAATTTTGTATAATTGATAATACAATATAAAATAAAGAGAAGAATACAATAAATAATAATATAAAATTAATTACAGCTAAACATAGTTTATTATTACTTATTAATTCAAATACAATATTTATATATATATTTTTTTTATTTATAAAATATTTTTTTAAAAGTTTATAAAATTCTATAATAAATCTATTTTTTATAATATCCATTTATCTAATTTTTATAATGATTTTATAATCCATAATAAAATAAATATAAAAATCGGATAACTAATTCTAATTATTAATTCTTGTATATAACTAAAGGAATTTTCTGTTAAATATTTTGAAATATAATATGTTCCTATTCTATCCATAGATATGCCTAATAAAATTACTAATGCAAAAACTGCTAATTTAATAACATCTGTTTTAGTGCTTACCATTCTTTCCCAAAAAGAATAACTTGATGTTTGTATTTTTTTATAATCTTGTTGTGTAGTATTCATTAATTGTTGTGATTGTAATATTTGTGGTTGTTGAGGAGGCGGTTGTTGTAATTGCTGTGGAGGAGGTGATAGTTGTTTTTGTTGTTCTTCTTTTGGTTTTTGAATATAAGTTTCTTCGTCATTATAACCATATGCTAAATTTAAATCAGTCATATTCTGTCTATTTATCTATATGATAAGTATATTTATTTTTTATTATATTTATATAATAAGAAGAGTTATTATGAATTTTAATTATAGTGATATATTGTTAGTAATTTCTTTAATATTATCTATATTAATATTGATGTCTATTTTATTTGGATGTAAATATTCTTCTTTTAATAAAATAGAAAGATTTGAAAATAAAAAAGATGACGGTGATAGTATGTTAGATAAATTTGAAAAAAATTTATTAGAAGAAATTAAAAACGGTAAAGTAGGTTCTGATGATATAAATGATATGATAAAAACTAACAAATTTACAAAAAAAAATTTAGATAATATGATAAATTATATAGAAAAATTTAAAGGAGGTAAATTAGATTAATTATTTTTATATAATAATTCTTTATGTTTATAAAAATCAAGATTATCTCTTGAAAAATCTTCTTCGTCTTTTTCTTCATCATCATCATCGTCTTGTTCTTCTGTCGTATATAAATAATCATTATAATTTGGTTTATAATTAGGATTTAAAATTGAATTAAAATTTTCTATTTTAGGTATTGTAGGTTCATAATAATAAATAGCAAATACAATATTATGATTAATTCCTTTAAAATCATAAGGTAATCCGTTATTTGTTTGAAATATTAAATGAATATTATTAAGTTTTCCTATTGGATGAAATTCGCGGACGGGCATTTTTGTTATAATTAAAGCACCATCATTATATCCTAAACTATTTACTCTAAATTTTGCTATTCCTAAATTATGTTTTGTATAAGATAATGAACTATATAAATGATCTTCAATTTCAGGACATCTTAAAATAACATATTTATCACCTATAAAATAAACCATTCCTGGTGATGTTATAGTATAATTATTTGTTTTTATATTATGAATACTGTGATATAATTTTGAAAATATTTTATTATTATTATATTTTGGTATATATTTATAATGATTATTATTATTTTGTTTAATATAAGTATCAAATCCTAATGTTTCTGATATTGATGATTCATACATATTTAATATAAATGGTTTAGAACAAGTAAAAGTTATTAAATTAGTTAATTCTGGCGGATTAGAAACACTTTCTATTTGTAAATCAGACATAATATTATTAAAAGTTGGTATAAATGTCTGTAAAGAATAATCACCTAATGGCATAGTAAAAGTTGTAAATTTATTAATATCATAATTACTACTATTAAAACCATTAATTATTATATCATCATTTTCTGTTCCTATATAATAAACTAATGTGCAATTATATATATCAATAGAATACATTGTTCTTGGAATACTTGCATCAATAACTTCAATACCTATAACATTTCTAAAAGGTTGATCAAAACTTATAACATATTCTTGTGGTTCTGGATAAATATTTCGGTCTCTATCTCCGCTGTCAATTAAAATAGTAAATGATTGTTTAATACTATTTTTTTTTAAATAATCTATATCTTCAATTGACGACATTGTATAATATATTATTAATTTATATTAGAATAAAAAAAATGAAAAAATGCACTATATGTTATACAAAATATTATTTGCAAATATTTTCATATTTATTATTATTATTTGTTATAATTTGCTCAATAATCGCTATAAATCATAATTCTTAAAGAATTATTATCTATTTTTGTTGGATTTTTTTTTATTATTGGTAATTTATAATTATTAATTAAAAAATCAGTTATTTTATCTTGATTATATGGATATGTGTAAATTTTTAAAAATTCTTTCATATTATATAAAAATATAGTTTTAAAAATTATATAACAAAATGCATTACTTTCTTCATACCATTTTTTTTTATATTTATTTAATAATTGATTAGATTTAAATAAAGAATAATTCAATTCTTCTGAAAATATTTTTTCATAATTTAAATTATATTCTTTTGATATATAATATAAATGATAAATAGTTGCCCAAAATTCAACTATCGCTTCGTTAGGAACTAAATTTAAATTCGGTGATAAATTAAAATGTTTTTTTAATTTATTAATATTTTCATCTTTCCAATAATTATTATTTATTCTTATATTATGATGTAATATTTCGTGTAATATAACTTTTGGAAATTCTTCTTTTCTTATTATAAAAATATTATTATCAGTTGAAGTTGTATATCCACCATTTATATTAATTGGTTTTATAAAACCTCTTATTGGTATAAATCTTTTTATAGGTGTCATTATAAGATATATGTTAAATGTTTTTATTGGAGATATTGTATGAAATCTTTTTATTACTCTTTCTATAAAATTTAAATCTAATGTATTATTGTAATAAATATGAATATTTATATTTTTAAAATTAATAAAATTATATTTTTTTGATTTTTTTAAATATTGTATAACATTTCCAAAATTAAAACGAGATTCGTTTAAATTATTTATTAAAAAATTTTTATTCATAAAACTGTTTTGTTTCTTTAATTATATTAGATATAAATTTATCATCGGTTAGTTTATTTGAAACTTGTAGAAGTTTTAATGATTTTAGATTATTATCAAATTCAATATTTTTATCAATATTATTTTCATCAAGTGATTTATTAATCCAATATTTGGATCTTTCTAAAAAATGATTTATAACATTTGTTTTTATTTCTTGTCTTAAATTTATATTTTTTTCATCAATTATCCATTCACCATCTTTTTTATAATTCCATATATTGTTTCCAATATATTTAAAATTATTTTTAATAATTTCATAAATCACTAATGAAATATCATAATGAGATCCGTTAGAACTTATACAACAATCAATATAATCATTTAACATTATGTTATTTAATATAATGTTATTTTTTTTTATATACATATTTGTTGTTAAAATAAGCAATTTAAATGTCCAAATATGTATATAAAAGATTTATTGGTTTATATTTTATGGATTATTATAAAATATTAGGTTTAAAGAATAATGCATCTATAGACGAAATTAAAAAAAAATATAGAAATATTGCATTAAAATGTCATCCTGATAAATTAAATCATATAAATGACATAAATATAAAAAATGAAAAAATAGATTTTTTTAAAACAGCAACTGATGCTTATAAAAAACTTTTAAATAAAAATAATATATACGACGATGATGAATTCGGATTAAATATTTTAAATGAAATTTTTCAATATTTAAAAAAATATAAATGTAATTCTTCTATTATAAAACATAATTTTACATTAAATATATCATATGAAAATTTGTATAAAAATTCTAAAATAAAAATAAGATTATTATTAAAAAATATAAAAGAACCTATTTTTTTTTATATGGATTGTTCTAAATATCCAAAATTTATTACATCATATATAGATAATAATTGTATAGAACATGAAATAACATTAAATATGGTTTTAGAAAAAGACGAATATTATGATTATATTATAAATGAAGATAATACTATAGATTTAATATATAAAACTGAAATAAGTTTTGAAGATTATATTAATGGTTTTAATATGAATATCATTTATATTGATTATAATAATATAACAATAAATATACCACCATTTACTGAAAAATATATTCATAAAAATTATGGATTAAAAAACGGAGATTTAATTATATATATAAAACATAAAAATATTTCTGCCGAAGAATGGAATAATTTTATTATAACGTATAATAAAAAAAATGATATAAGAATTTGATAAATAATATTATCATAACAATATAAATATGCCACCAGTAGCTTCTCGCAAACAAGATAAAGATCAACAAGAACAACCAGCACCAGTATCATCAGCACCTGTTGTGCCTAAAAAGAAAGTTGTAAAATCAAAAGTAGAAGAAGTTGTTACATCAGAAGTTGTAGCAACACCTGTAGTTGAAGTTGTTCCCGAAGTTGCTGTTGCAACATCAGTTGTTGTCCCAGATGCTGAAAAACCAAAAGATGATGTTGTTAATGATGATGATATTATTCAAAATCTTGTTGATAAAATTGCTTCACTATCAACATTAGTTAAAGAACTTCAAAATGCTATTAAACCAGTAGTTAAAGAACATGATCGCCAAAAGAAAATTATTGAAAAAATTCATAAAAAACGCGAGAATGCTAAAAAATCACCATCAGGTTTTGCTAAACCTAATAAAATTTCAAACGAACTATGTGATTTTATCGGAGTTCCACATGGTTCAGAAAAATCAAGAACAGATATTACAAGATATATTAATTCATATGTAAAAGAAAATAACCTAAATAAACCTTCAAATAGAAGAGTTATTATTCCTGACGATAAACTAAAAAATATTCTTAAAATCAATGATGGCGAGGAAGTAACATTCTTTATTCTACAACGACTAATCTCTCATCATTTTCCTCCAAAACAGGGGACAGTTGTTGCACCTCAGTAATATAAGGGTCTAAATTCATAACATATTTTCCGTGATTTATAGAAAAAGAATTGATTTTTAAATCATCTATATCTAAAGGTTTATATATTATTGATAAAATATATTGTAAATCTTCTTTTGTTAGTAATGGATTTAAATATATTAGATAAGAAGAATATATTTTTAATCTAAATATTTTATATTCGTGTTTATCGTTTTCTATTAAACTTTTTTTTATATAAACTTTTATATCATCATATAATGGTTTATCTAATGTATTATAAATATGTATCCCTTCAATGTCTTTATCACTTTTCAATATTTTAATACTATTATAAACATTTTCTATATTTTCATTTACTATATCGTCAATTATATATAATAAATATATCCAAAACATATTTGATGATATTTTTAATAAAATATCTCTTTCAGAGAAATCATCAATATTATCCGCATATAATAATTTATTTTTATTTTTTATTATATTTAAAAATATTTTAACATCATCTTCGTCTTTATCTTCTTCGTTTTCTATAAATTTTGTATATTTATTTTTTAAATATTCTTTATTTTGTTTATCATTTTCAAAATGAAAACCTACATATTTTGTATCTTCAATTTTATCATTATTGTTTATAAAATCAATATCAGTGCCTATTTTATATTTTTTATTATTAAATACATAATTAATTCCAGTTATACTTTTTATTATTATTAATTCTTTATAGTCCATTTATTATATATCTATAAAATTTAAATTTTCAAAGATTTTTATTATATCATAATGTCTGATTGAATTAGATTTATCATTAAATCAACCAAATAGAAAAATAAGATAATATTATTTATTTTTTTTAAATTTAAATATCTATAAAATTTAAATTTTCAGTTAATGTATCTATACAATCATCATTATTATTACTTATACAATTATATTTACTTATTAAAATATTTGATATTCCATTAACAGATATTAAATCATTAACTTGTTCTGAATTAAGTTTATGTAAAATATAAACTTTTTTATCTATTGTATTGCTTTTAGTTATAATAACTATATCTCCTTTTTCAATAAGAACTCTTTTATTAAATTTTCTTAAATTTCCACTTATAACACCTGTACAATTAATTCCTGTATTAGATATTAATAATACTCTACAATTTCCGAGCATATTTATAACATATGCATATTCTTCTTCTTCTTCGTTTAATTTATATTTTTCTTTATTGCGATTAAAAGATTGATGTTTTTTTTTATTTCTTATGCTTGTTTGATACATTTATTATATATAAGATTATATAATATTTAATCTTATATGAATAATTACTTAAATGATGTTTGGTCTTTATATTTTCATGATCCTTACGATATGAATTGGGAAAATAATAGTTATAAATTTATTTCAACTATAAGTAGTGTTGAAGATTTTGTATCAATTTATGAAGCATTTAAAGAATTATGGAGTAAAGGAATGTTTTTTATTATGAGAGAACATATATCACCTCGGTGGGAAGACGAAAATAATAAAAATGGTGGTTGTTTTTCATATAAAGTTTTAAAAAATGATTTAGATGAAAAATTATTTGAAATATGTTCAAAAATATTAGGAGAAACACTTGGTAAAAATGATTGTATATCTGAGAATATAAATGGTATATCTATAAGTCCTAAAAAAAATTATTATATAATAAGAATTTGGAATAAAAATAATACAAATACAAATAAAGATTTATATAATTTTAATATACCACCATACTCGGCATTAATGTATAAATCTCATAATGAAAATATATAAAATTAAAAAAAAAATGATTATTTGTTTTAAAAATATTTTTATCCATTCTATGGAAGATATTGATATTGATAAATTATGTTATTGGATTAATAATACTTATAATTTTGCAACAAATAATTCTATTGTAATTTATCCTAAAGAAAAAATAAAATTAGATAAATTTATTAAAAAATTTCATAAAAAATTAAATGGAAAAATTATTTATGTAAATATGTTTGAAAAATATTTTGTATATATATATAAAAATGAAAATTTCAAAATTAATTTAAACTATTTTGATTGGAATGAAAAAATAATGTGGAAAATTGAAGGTGATGTAATTTATTAAGATCTTTTATGAACATTAACTTTTATTTTATTTCTATTTTTAACAAATAATTCAGGATCATACGGAACATCATCTGATTCTTCATTAAACATATTCATTTCTTTTTTTTGTTCTTCTAAAGAACATAAATCCCATAATTCTTGAGTACACATTTTAAAATCTTTAACATTTGCTTTATACCAATAAATTTGATCTACCAATTTATTACTTTGAATTTTATTATCTATAACTAAACATTCATAATTTTCTGTACATTGCATTAAAACAGTTTGGAACATTTCAAATGTTGGAAACATTCCAGCATAATAATTATATATTTTTTCTTGTTCTCTTACTATATTATTTCTAAATATAAATACATAATCTATATTTGATCTAAATATAGGAGGTATTCCTAATGCATATTGTAAAGTTATTAAAAAAAATATATTATAATGTCTTCCATTTAAAAAAAATGATCTTATAGATTTATCATTAATCCATGATTTATCATATAAACAATCATCTAAAATAAAAAAAGCACGAGGATCAATATCTGATGTTCCTGTTTTCTTTTTTTGTATATTATTTTGTTCATTAATTTTTATTTGTCTTTCTAAAAATTTTTTTGTAATTTCAGGAGAATATTCATCGTATATTAACATTTTTGGAATAAATTTTTCAAAATGTTGATTAGATTGTTCTGTTGGACTAATAACAACACCAACAGGTATATTTTTATTATAAGATAACATGTCTTTTATTAACACACTTTTACCCGTAGATCTCTTACCTAATGCTAAAATTGTTGATGTATTACTTATTAAATTTGGATTAAATTTTTTCAATTCTAATTTCATTATTATTACTTTTATTGTTTATTTTTTTATATAAAAAAATAACTTATTATTCATTATCAAATGGTTCAAAACCTACATTTATATTATCTGGTATTTTTTTTAATATATTAGGGTCTATATGATCTTTATCTATTTCTATATCCTTATTATTTTTCATAATATCTTTATTATTATACAAAAAATAAGATATTACTGTTATTATTAAATATAATATACCAATAACTAATAAATTTGATAATGTAAATAAATTGTAATCTTCATTATTTTCATTACATCTTTTTTTTTCAAAATATTGAATTATAATAAATATTATCAATGTTATAACAATAGACCAAATATAATACATTCTTTTTATTTTATAAAAATAAGAAATAAATTATTAAAAAAATGCGTTTTTAGGTGATTTATGAAAATCTATTTTTTTTGTTTCAATGATATTTTCATCAATACTATCATTATCATCACTATCACTATCTACTGATGATAAATCTATATTTTTTAAATCATTAAAATCACCATAATCTTCTTCTTTATTTTGTATTTCATCAATAACATTATTTTTATCATCTTTCACTATTTCCTTTTCAATTTCATCACCTTCTTCTTTATTATCATCTTTATCGTTGTCTTCTATATCACCTTTTTCATCATCACTTTCTTCTTCATTATTACCTTCTTCTTCATCGCATTTTTCATCATCACTTTCTTCTTCGTTATTACCTTCTTCTTCTTCATCGCATTTTTCATCATCACTTTCGTCTTCTTCATTATTACCTTCTTTATCATCACTTTCTTCTTCTTCATTATTACCTTCTTTATCATCACTTTCTTCTTCATCATCATCTTCTTCTTCATCGCCTTCTCCTTCCTCATCATCACCTTCTTCATCTCCTTCTTTCTCTTCTTCAATATCATTTTCAAGATTACATTCTTCATTATTTTTTATTTCATTTTCTTCTTCATTATTTATTTGCTCAAGTATTTCTTCTATTGGTATTATATCTCTAATAGTATTTTTAATAATTTTTTTAAAATTTTTTTCTATTAGATTTAAATGATATTGTTTTTCTGATGATTTTAGTGTTTGATGGTTCCAAAAAAGATATGCATTTTTCCAAGAAAAAATAGAACAATTAATATAACATTTATGTATAAAATCTTCTACAGAAGGAGATTTTAATGTTATTTTTTTATTTTCGTAATTAAATATTTTTATTTTTATACTTGTAATAAAAATAGTTTTTAATAATTTTGGTATATAATTACATTTAGATTTTTTTTTAATATTTTCATATTCTTCCTTTATTATATTATTATTCCAGTTTTTTATATTATTTAATTTTTTTTGAAAATCAACTAAATTTTTTTTTTCATTAATACATTCTTCATATAAAGAATAAATTTTTTGAGATATTGGAATAATTAAAATATCAATTAAATGATCAGTATATTCTTTTTTAGTATCCAATAAACCGTCCATTATATTTTATATTTATAATTATAATAAAAATCAATGTAGTAATCCGCGGATAAAAACAAAAAAATAATGTTTTATATAAATATTTTTTTTAATATTTATTTTTTATCTTGTTCTTTTTTCTCGTTCCATAATTTAGCTACTTGAGACATTAATTCGCGAATATTACTTTCTGGATTTTCTTTTTTAAGTTCTGGTAATTTTTCTTTCATAAAAAGATTATATGCTGATAATTTTTTTTCAGTTTTTTCTTTTTTTGGTTTCTTTTCTGATGATGAATCATGTTTATTATAAACATCTGTAAGAATTTTTAATAAATCATTTAATTTTAGTTCATTTTCTTCATTTTTTTTTAATGATAATTCAGAAAATTCATTAATAATATTTGCTGTTGTCATTTTATTTTATATAATATATATTTTAATAAATAAAATCATTTTTTTATTTTAGTTGTAAAAAAATTTAAATTTTTTTGTGTTAATATATATAAAAAAAATAAAAAAATGATTTTATTTTTATATTATTTATCATATCCTGAAGATTGATATCAAAAGATGAACACTAAACCAGTTTGTAATTTCAATTGTATTTGTTTTAATTCTGATTGTAATTATCGTCATTATGTTACATATAAAGAAAGAAAGATTATTGCAAAAATTTACAATGATGAATTAACGGAACTTAAAACAATGAAAGAAGAAAAAAGTGAAACAAGAAAAGCAAATTGTATTTATGGACAGTTATGTAAAAACAAAGATTGTAATTTCAAGCATCATATTAATTACGAAGGAAGGATGATGCTTATTGAAAAATATAATACTAATTCTACTAAAAAAAATCATACAAATGAAGAAAAAAGTGTAAAAATTATTAACATCAAAAAATCTGACTTCAAATCAAAAAATTTATTTGATGATTTGGAAGAAGAAAAAGAAGAAGAAAAAAAAGAAATTATCTTTCCAATCATTGTTATAATTAATAAATTAGATGAATCCAAACCAAAATGGACGGATGTTGTAAAAAATGGAGAACATATGATATTAGAAAAAAAGAAAAACAATTTTGAAAAAATGATGACAGTTGAAAAGTCAGCTTGGGCGGATTATGATGACGAATGAATAATAAAAGTATAAATAACAAAAAATTAATTTTTTGTTATTTTATATATAAAAATTAATTATATAATAAAATTATAATGAATTTTTTATATTTTGGATTACTAATGATACATCTTGCATTTCCTTTATATTTAGAATCAAATGATTTTTTATTATATAAATATAATCAAGCAAATAATCAACCTTTTTATGTTTCTAAATATTTATATTCTAATCATTATTCATTTACTTTAAGAAATGTTTCTTATAATTTAACAAGAAAATTATCATAATTATTCCAATAAGGTAATGGTTTATGCCAAAAATTAACATAAATAACTTCATTTTCATTATATAATGCTGCTAAATAACTAAAAGAACTTTTAGCAATTACTAAAACATCTGCTTTTATTAAATGATGTAATGTAAAAAAAGCATCAATATCTTTATAAAAAATAACATCTTCTAAATTATCAAATTCATATGATTCCTGTGTAAATATATGAATTAATGGATTTTTATATTTTTTTTTTAATTTAATAATTAAATTATTATAATCATTACAATTTAAAGTATATCTATTACCATATTCTTTTGTAGAATCAGGATGTTCTGTATCGCATTTATTATGAACTCTTATATGTATTGCTATATTTGTATAATTTTTATTATATATATAATTACCATTATATTCATATAAATTTCTAATATTAGGTAAAATATCATTAAAATAATTTATAAAATGATCACCTATAATAGTGCTATTTGTTATTTTTATAATATAATTTTTATTATTATCTTTTTTTAAATTATTTATATTATGTGTTAATTCTTCAATTGATGGACAAAACCTTTCTATAAGTAATTTTTCTTTATTATCAGTAATTTCTGATGATAATTTATATAAATTAAATAAATTATCCCATTTTTCATTCCAATTTATATCATTATCATAATTATGTCCTATTGTTATTTTTTGATGTATATATTTAATATTATATAAATGACATAATAATAATATACATAAAATTCTTTGATATTGAGCTCCAACACCTTCATCTGTATAATTATACATTATATAAATCATTTTATATAAAGAAAAGTTTATATATTCTTTATATATAATATCATATGAAAGCTGGAATATTTATATTATCTCAGGATACAATTGAAAGAAAAATATATTTAAAAACATGTTTATATTTCCTATTTCGTAATTTTAATAGTAAATATAAATATCCTGTAATTATTTTATGTGAAAATAATTACAGTGAAAAATCTAAACAAGAAATATTAAAAAGTATAAGATCAGATTGTAGTAATTTAGTATCTTTTAAAACATTAGATGAAGAAGATTTTAAAGTTCCAGATTTTATAAACATAGAAAAAGTAAATAAATCAATAGAATCAAGACCAGTTCCATATTGGCGTAATTTAAAATATAGACTAATGTGTAGATTTTGGTTAATACATTTTTGGAAATATACAACAAATTATGATTATGTAATAAGAATTGATGATGATGGTTTTATAGAAGAACCCATTAATAATGATTTATTTAGTATTATGAATGAAAAAAAATTAGTATATATTTCTAATATAATTCATATAGATTGCGGATTATGTTGTTATAAAATGAAAGAATTATTAGAAAATATATTACCTGATAAAGTTGATATATTAAAACAAATTTTTACCGAAGCTAAATTACCATTAAATAATGAACATTTTATTAAATTTAAAAATACATACGAAATTGTTGAAGAAAAACAATTTGAAGAAAAAGAATTTATTGTAAATATGCCATTAATGTATTATAATAATTTTATGGCAACATCAGTTGATTTTTGGAGAAAAAAAGATGTTATTGATATAATTGATAAAATTGATAAAAGTGGTTTAATATTTTATTATCGTTTAGGTGATGCTCCTATTCAAACAGCAATAATTATGCTTTTATCTAATTCAGATAAAATTTCCAGAGCTGTTTTTAAATATTCTAAAAGATTACAAAGAGAAGTTCATATAGATGATAATGGAGACTTTCATGCATATTTTCCTAATACATATGAACATACATCTTGTATAACTTATAAATAATTATTTTTGCGTAAATATTTATATTTTTATTTAAAAGTTAAATTATAAAGATAATCATAATGAATTTTAATACTATATTAGATGGTGAAGATGATGATTTAATAGAAATAGATGCAAAACCAAGAAATAATAATAAAAATACTATTAAAGGTGCTGATTTATTATTTAATAGAACAAAAATAAGTCCAGAAATAGCATCATCAATTTCTTCAATTTCATCAAGATCATCTTTATCTTCCGAATTTGTTCCTAAAAAAAAGAAAATAGAAGAATCAAGAAATAATAACAATAGCAATAGTGATAGTGATAGTGATAATGATAATGAAGATGATGACAACGAAGAAGATGATGAAGATGATGATGACGATGATGATGAAGATAGAGAAAATAATGTTAGAAATAATTATCAAATAAAAGATACTACAAATGAAAAAATAGAAATATTATATCAATTAGAAAGATTACAATCAAAAGGATATAAAATACCTTATTCTTATGATATGAATTCTGATTTAACAGAAATGAAAAATTGTTATAATAAAATTATACGGGATAAAGAAATTGATGCATCAATACGATTTCAAAGAAAAATGCTTATGGGATTTGTAACAGGATCAGAATATTTAAATACCAGATATAACCCATTTGCTATTAAATTAGATGGTTGGTCAGAACAAGTTAATGATAATATAAGCGATTATGATGAAATTTTTGAAGAATTACATGAAAAATATAAATCATCAGGTAAAAAAATGCCACCAGAATTAAGATTATTTATAAGTTTATCAGGAAGTGCATTTATGTTTCACTTAACATCAAAAATGTTTAAAGAATCAAATGTTCCTGATGTAGAAGAAGTATTAAAATCTAATCCTGAATTAATGAAACAATTTCAAAATGCAGCTGCTAAACAATATATTTATGGTAATAATAATAATCAACAATCACAACCTCAACAACAAAGACAACAAACTCAATCTCAACAACCATCATTATTTGGAATGATTGGTAATTTATTTGGAGGATTAAATAATACACAACAACAATCATTTTCACCACCTTCTTCTTTATCACAGAAATCACCAATAAATGATATAGATAATATAATAAATAATGTTCATAATAAAATTTCTACAAAACCAGATTATGATAATAGAGTTGAAATAATGTCTATAAGTGATGAAGAAATAACATCAATTATTGAAGATGCTGCAGATGTAAAAATTCTTAAATCTGGGAAAAATAAAAAAAACAGTAGAACATTAAATATTTAATTTAAGAATTTTTTTTAATTAATCTTTTTACATTTTTAGATGTTCCTTTTAATATACTTGAAACATCTTTTAAAGATGATTTAACTTTTGATGGTATTTTTTTAATAGATTTCATTGGATTACGAACAGTATCTTTTAATTCTGATTCATATTTATTAATATAATTAAAAGTAGTCATTACAATACTTGATACTAAAGCTAATATTAAACCTAATATAAACATAAAAAATATTAGTATTATTTCTATTAATGAACCTACCATAATAATATCTCTACTGATATTTTCACTACATTTACATTTTTCATTTACTAAATATCTTGTATAATTAAATGTTAAATACCAGAAATATACGGAAACTGCTATAAATATTATATTAACTATACTTAATAATAATGAAAATGTAGTTCCTAATGTTTTAACTATTAATTTATGAGGTATAAACATAGTAATTAATAAATATATTATAGCAAACATACTAAATTTTTTAATAAAATCTCTATTTGCAACATTAGAACAATCACATCCTTGTTTTTCTAATTTATTAATATAACTTACTATTATAATTAATAAAATAACCATAATTAAACTGGTGAATAAATTTGCTATATATGTAATATCAAAATAAGACATTAGTGTATCTATTTTATATTATATAAAATAATTTTATATTATATAAAATAATATGGATAATATTTATATAGATTATAGCAATTATATAAAAATAATATGTGATAATGATGATTTATCAAATTTTAAATTTAACGATAAATATAGATCTATATTAGAACATATAACTCAAAATTTAGGATATGAATATTTTAAATTATTATATAATGATAAAAAAATTTCTAATAAAGAAATTTTAAAGTTTTCTTTATTAAATGATAAAATAGGTAATCCTGTAAAAGATGAATATTTTTTTGGTAAATTTTCATCTTCCAATTTTAGATATATATATCATACATATTTGATTTTATCATATTTAAATAAATTAAATATAAATAAAGTAAAAATAGTAGAAATAGGCGGTGGTTATGGTGGATTATGTTTATGTTTAAATTATTTTAAAGATTTTTTCAATATTAATATTGAAAAATATTATTTAATAGATTTAGAACAACCTATTAGATTACAAAAAAAATATCTTGATATGCATAATATAAAAAATATAGAAGTTATAGATAGTTCTACATTTGGAGAAAATATAAAAGATTCAAATTTATTTTTAATAAGTAATTATTCTTTTAGCGAAATAAATGATGAATTACAAAAAAAATATATAGAAATATTATTTCCAAAAGTAAAACACGGTTTTATGTGTTGGAATTCTATAAAAACATATAATTTTGGTTTTGATTTTATAGAAGAAGATGAAAAACCATCATCTTATGATGATAATAAATATATTTATTTTTAATTTCTATTTTCTGGTTTAACATATTCTAATTTTAAATAATCAAAAATATCTTTTTCTGTTTTAAAATCTATATTTATTTTTTTATTAAATCCATGTTCATTTAATGTTAAACCAATATTTTTAGCATATTTTCTCATCATAATATTAAATACATAAGAACCTGTAAAATATAATAATGAAAACGAATATTCGTTTTCAGGTGCTATTAAAATATCAATTCTTCTTGATATTTTTTCTATTTTACATATACCCATAAATTTATGTTTTCCAACCGCTAATTTTTCTATTATATATTTCTTTTTAATTAAATTATCTATAAAATTGTTTAAATCAAAATTTTTATTTTCTTTTATAATTATATCAATATCTCCAAATGTTTTTAACTTTCTTCTATAACTTCCAACAAACTCGTATGTTAAATTATCATATTTTTTAAGTTCATTATTTATAAAATTATGATGTTTTTTCATTTCTTTTAAATCTATTCTTTTTTGTAAATCTTTATAATATTTTAATCCAATTTTTTGATTATTATTTAATATATTTTTGATTTTTATTAAATCATTTATATTTTTAATATTATATTTTTTAATCGTTTTATAACCTATACCATAAATATCTAATAATAAATATAAAGGATTTTTCTTAATAATTTCAACTTTTTCTATCTTATTTGTTTCAAATAATTCTTTTAATTTAAAATATATACCTTTTCCAATGCCTTTTATATTATCTAAATCACTTAAATAATAAATAGGATATTCGTGATTTATTATGTTATTTTTAACTTTATTATATGCATTTGCTTTAAATATATTATCATTTAATAATTCATTTTTATATAAAATTTCTAAATTTTGTATTATCAAATATGTATAATCTTTCATTTTTTCTATTATTATTATTTATATTTTTCACTTATAGACATTATTTTAAATTTTGTAGAATTTTCAAATGAATTCGGATTCCAATCTAATATTTTATTTATAATTATAATATTTGGTATAATGTCTAAATAAATAATTATTTGATCCAATAATAAATCCATTATATGTTTATTTTTTTTAAATTCTTCTATTGAATTTAAAATATTCGTATTTAATTCATTTATTTTTTCTATATTTTTCTCTTTTTTAAATAAAACAATCCAAGTTCTACATAAAGAAATATTACATTTTTTCCATTTTATATAATTACAAAATTCATCATAATTATCATCTTTAAATAATAATTCATTTTCAATAATATCTTTAGGTGGTAACCATTCCTTATTTTTTACATAACTATTCCAATAAATTTCTACATATTCGTTTTTGAATAAATAAACAATATCTATATATATAATATTAAATGATTTTTTAATAAAATTCCATAATATATCAAATAATACTTTATTTAATTCTCCTGTATTATCTATTTCTGTTAAAAATGTATTTATTTTTTTATATATTATTTCTTTGTTAATATCAGTTAATTTATTTAAATAACTTGTAAATTCTTTTTTACATTTAGATTCATCTGTAAAATCAAATGAAATTAAATGAGGTCTTAATCTTGTTTTTATTGTTTTTTTAGATGCTATTAATTGTTTTTTTTGCCATAAACTTGCAGCATCATAATTAGAAACAAAACAATTATACTTTTCCACCAACTCTTTTGCTTTATTTATTAAATGAATAGGTATATCATTGCTATTATAATTTTTATAAACATTATTAAATATATTATAATTAATCTTTACAAAATCTAAATCTTCCATCGTTATTTTGTAATTATTTTTATTCTTTTATATATAAAAAAATAATTTTTATATAATTTAATGAATTTAATTGATTTATTTGTAAAAGATATAGAAGATATTTATAAAAAAATATCTATTTATAGATGTATTATTATAGTAAAAGATATTAATGAAGGTAATGAGTTAATTAAAAAATTAAAAAAATATGATTATGATCCAATATATTTAACATCACCTATTATAAATAAAAATTATAGATTGTTTATAATATCTCTTAATAATATAAAAATATTAAGAGATATAGATAAAAATGATTATAATTGTTTATTATATAATTATTATACTATTAAATAATTATATATTACTATTTCTAATGTTTTAGTATCTGGTTTTTTACAATGTATTGCTCTTTTACATATAATATATTCAATATTATACATTGATAAATTGTTTTTTACTTCATCCGTATTTGAATTACTTAATAAAAACTTTATATTTTTTATATTTTTTAAAATATCAAATAATTTTTTATGTTTTTCTATATTAAATCCATCAGATGTATAACTTACAAATGATGTTGTATTTTCTGGAAAATATGGCGGATCTAAATATATAAAATCATTTTCTTTAACATTTTTAATTGCTTCTGTAAAATCACAACAAATAAAATTAACATCAGCAATTAAAATAGATAAATCTTCTAAATATTTTTTAGTTATAATTGATGGTGTTTTTTTGTAATGTCCAAATGGAACATTAAATAAACCATTAGAATTACATCTATATAATCCTCTAAAACATAATTTGTTTAATATTATAAATAATGCTGAACATTCAATACTATTTTTATCAATATTGTTATATTTTTTTCTTAACCAATAATAATAACTTTCTTTTGATGTTTTTGCATTATCCATATTTAATGGATTTTTATTTATAATAGTTCCATCTAATTTATCGTATTCAGTTATAATATTTATCGCAATAGAATATAATTCTTCTTTATTGTTTTGAATATTTTTATAAACATTTATTAAATCATTATTTATATCATAAGCGTATATTTTATTATTTATTTTTATTTTATTTTTTAATTTTAAATCTAAAATATTTAATAAAACACTACCACCACCTAAAAAAAATTCATGATAATTTTCAAATTCTTTAGGTATTTTACTAATTATATTATCAATTATACTTGATTTACCACCAACCCATTTAATAAATGGTTTCATTATATATATTAAAATATAAATAATAATTATCATTTTTTTTATGATAATAACCATTTTTTTATATTAATAAAATAATTACTATCATTTCCGTAAAAAATACATATATTATATTTTGATAAAAATCTAAATTCTGGTAAATATTTTGGATTTTTAAACCAATCGCTTAATACATAAGCATAATATATTTCATAATTCGGATATAATTCTTTATAAAATTCTTTTTTAAATAATCCTGTTTGGATTTTTTCATCAACTGATCCACTTGTTTGTTGGAATTTTTTTTCTAATATAAATAATTTATTATTTTCAATATCTATAAAAGCTTCGTCTGGATATAAAGATTTTTCTAATTTATTATAATCTTTAAATAAAAATTTTTCTAAATTTTTTTTTTGTAAATAAATATATTTTTTTTTATCAATATCAATAATATAATAGTTTATATTTTTATCAGTTATTGTTTCATAAACACTAAAATAATTTAATATATTTGTTATATTTTCATAAGATAAACCATTTTCGTTTGTTAATTTTCCTCCAGCACCAGTTCCATTTGTTATAATTCTATTCATTTTATATAAAAATTATTAATAATTTTTATCATTTTTTATATAAAATAACAAAAAATAAATTTATTTTTTGTTATTTATTTAAATATTTTTTTTAGATTTTTTCTGACTTTACACAGAGATAATCTCTCTGTGTTCCATAATTTTCATAAATTTCAAATTTTCTCTCTTGGTATATAAAAGAAATAATAACTTTCCTTTGACAAAATTCATTTTCGTAATATTTTTCAATATTTGATATTTTATCTCCCATATACTCTTTTAATTCTTTAATTAAATCATTAATTGTCATATCCATTTCTGATCCATTTTCCATTGTTGAATAAGAAAGTTCTTCATTATTTTCTGCATTTTCAATAACGAAATCGCAAATTCTATCCATTTTCTTTTGTGGCCCGAATTATATTAGTATATTACAATATCATTTTTTCCTTTTATTTATAAATATCAATACAAATTTATCTCAATATTTATCTGCAAAATATTTTGGAGCATCTACTTTATATAATGTTGCTGTAAATATTCTATCTTTATAAATATTATCAATAATTATTTTATCATTATTGTAAATCTCTCTGCATCCAATTTCATCATCACAATTCATATTATCAAATTTTATTGGAAGTCTCATCATATTGTTTTTATCTGTTGATGTATAATAATTATATCTATCTTTTCTATTACTTATTTTTCTACTAAATAATGGTAATATAATAGGTTCTTTGTCTTGTTCTTCTGAAGTTAAAATTCCTATTTGTTGATATTCTGTATTATTATATTCTGGTAAATCTTTTGGAAAAACTGGTAATAATGATGGTAATGGTTTTTCATCTTTTTCTTTAACAATAATAATATTTTTATTATCATTTATTTTTTCTTTTTTTTTATTTAATAATAAATATATCATTATTGATATTAGTATTATTAAAATTATTAACAATATACTTAAAAATATATACCAATAATTATTATTTATTTTTTTCGTATATACCATTCTAATATAAAAAAATGATTTTTATAATTATTTAAAAAACTATAAATATGATATTTATCTTTCATATCATTTATATTTTAGTTAGTATTATACTAAAAATTATACCTTTTGATGTATTATTATTTCCTATGAATTTTATAGATAGAAATTTAAATGTTTTATTTGCTAATAAAATAAATAATACTTATATAATTTATAAAAAAGTTTTATATATCATATAAAATAAAAAAATGATATATAAAAATTATTTTTTTTATTATTAATTATGAACGAAATTGATAATATTATTTCTAATGTTTATAAAAGTTATTTAACTGCTGATAAACAAAATTTTGACTTATATTATGAATTACATCTAAAAATTGCAGAATATGTTAATAATAATACAAACGAAGAAAATATTAAAATTATTAATGATTATAATAAAGTATTTAATAATAATACAATTATTAATAATTTTTATTCAAATTTAGCATATAATGCAATTAGATATAATACAAATATTTTTGAAAGAATTAAATATTATATTAATGATGATAATATTTAAGAATAATTTATTATAAAATAATAAAATGCATTTTACTAATATTTATGAATATGATTCTTTTTTGTCTTTAATCGTTTCATTGCAAAATAATAATTTATCTTCAGATATTAACAACGAAAAAGATAATGATAAGTTTTTTATTGGAAAAAGTAATAATATTTTAAGATTTTGGAAATCAGAAAAAGAAATGAAAAGTGATAATATTATTGGTTGTTTAGATTATACTATAGATGATTATTCTATTAAAATAGAATATATGTCTATTAGGGATAAATTTGATATTAATTATATATCATCATATACTAATACTGATAATTATATTATATTAGATGATAATGATGCAATAAAATTAAAAAATGCAATAATAAATTATTTAGAAAGTATTGCAAAAGAAAATAATATTAAAAAAATAATTATTGATGTTCATAATAATCTAAATTATTATAATCATTATTATAAAGATTTAGGATTTATTTTAACTAATAAAAGATGTTTTGATAATTCATTTTGGTTTCAAACAGAAAAGTTATTATAATATTATAATATAAAAATGTATTATATTTTTAATTCAATATCATCACTTATAACTATATTGAAAGAAAACGATACTATTAAACAACCCGAAATAAATATTAATTTTTGTTTTGAAAAAAAAATAATATTAAGAGAAATTGATAATAAAATTACAATATGGAAATCAAATGTTTTCATAAATTATCCATTAGAAGATGTTAGTATTAATAATATAATAGCAAATGTAAAATATAAAACTGATGATAATATTATAAAAATTTTATATTTAATATTACATTATAATGATAATAGTAATCTAAAAAAATTTTTATTAGAAGATGAAGAAATATTAGAACTAAAAAATGCTATAATAAGACATATAGAAAATATAGCAAAATCTAAAAATAAAAAATTAAATACACCATTATTTATTTAAAAAATATTTATAATTTTAAAAACAAAATATTATTTATTTATTTTAACAAATATAATAATTTTAATAAAAATCTTCATTTGTAATTTTATATTTATTATTTCTATTATTCATTTCTTTTTTTTCTTTATTTGATACTGAAACATTATATAATTTTTCACTTCTAATTTTTACATCATCTACAATTGTGCGATTTGATGTTTTTGAATTAGTAATATAATTATATTTAATAGACTTATTGGAATAAATATTAGACTTATATTTACGATACATTTTATAATAATATTTTATAAAAAATAATAATCATTTTTTTTTAATAAAAGATATTAAAATATTTTATTTTTTAATACCAATAAATATGTATTAATTTTTCAATAAAAGTGAAAAAAATGATAGGTGGTCTTTATTAAATTATTATCAATGAAAGATATGTTCTGCAATGAAATTAAAACCGACGAGATTGATGATTTGGTTAATGCTTTTGAAAAGTTGAAAATCTAAAAAAATAAAAATAAATAAGACCAATATTAGTATTTTTGGTCATTTTATATCTTTTTTTAATTTATTTTTATTTTTTTAACACCAATCAATATGTATTGATTTTTCTATAAAAGTGAAAAAATGATAGGTGGTCTTTATTAAATTATTATCAATGAAAGATATGTTCTGCAATGAAATTAAAATCGTTGATGAGA